AAAGAGCATTGACAAGGCTGGGGGATGGGACTCGCTGGGCTCCTATAGCTGGTACGCTAACTATCAGTTTGATTTCTTAACGGGTATGAACCAAATGGTTTATATCGCTGTACCTTATGACAAAACCAGCACGGTATCAGATATGACACAAACGGATAATTATGTACAGTTTACAGTAACTACTTCTGATAGAACGTCTTATGTTGTTAAGATAGCTTCTAAGAACGACCCGGAAATTAGAGAAATAGTTTTCTCAAGCTCTGACGTATATTACACTGTTGATTTACTTGTTGATGAGGAGGGAGTCTTACAAGGTCCTAATGGGGGTCTCTTCAAAGGTCCGAACGATGGTCTAATGCTTGGTCCTAACGGCTAAAGGAAGCATATGGCTATAATCTTTTAAGAATTTATTTCTTTCTATATGCCAATCTTCCCTATTTCCTACTTCTCCCATAGAGTAGTGAAGTAACCGCAAAGCGGATACATAAACAGGAATGCCGTTTTTTATTGCAGACATACAGTAGCGGAGATCGTAGAAGTTCCATCCGTTTATTTCTCCCTCTGTAATGGATTCAAAGATTCTCTTCCAAACGCTCACCTTTGCGTACATGAATAGACCATCTATTGCAGCCACATAAGAGGGTTTACCATAAAAAGTACAGAAGCAATCTTCCCAATCTTTACCGTGAAAAACACATCCGGCTGTTTCTTGTGGAAACTTCATAGAGTTCCACCATATAGCGTCTTCTCTCAGCCTCTTTGTCCCTGCAACTCCGTGTAGCTCCTCAGATTCGTATGCCTTCTTCATACACTTCATGAAGTACTTTTTGCCCGATATAATCTCCACGTCATCGTGGCAAAGTATGAGAACATCGTCATCCTTAGCCCCTGATTCTACACAGTTTTTCAACCCTCTTTTGTGTGCAGAGAAGATGTCCTTTTCTCCTACAACTTGGTCAACTGAAACCTTTAGATCGCTAAGTTGTCTTATTATTTCGGTGTTTTCGGAGGTCTTTGAGGGAATTGAAGCATATATACGCATGAGATGACAAATAAAGATAAGATTCTTGAAGAGCTAAAAAAGTGCAGAGAAGATCCAATCTATTTCATTACTAGGTATGTAAAAATAGATCACCCTGTTAAAGGCAGAATACCTTTTAAACTTTTTAGATTTCAGCAGAGAATTGTAAACGAGGTTCACAACCACAGATTCAACATCGTAAGAAAGTTTCGTCAGGCTGGGGTTACAACGATCATGGCAGCGTACAGTTTGCACATGATTATCTTTGAAAGACACCGAAACATCCTTTGTGTATCAATCGGTGATAGAGAAGCCAAAGCATTCTTGAATCGTGTCGTGAAGATGTATGATGAACTACCCGTGTGGCTAAAACCAAAGGTTACAGAAAGGAACAAAAGCACACTAGAACTATCGACAGGCTCTAAGATCAAATCTCAACCAGCGGGTGCTGGTAGATCAGAATCAGCCTCTATCATCGTTGTAGACGAGGCGGCATTCGTAAAAGACTTTGAGGAGTTTTGGCAAGCAGTGTTCCCAACGGTATCAACGGGCGGTAAAGCCTTCCTCATCTCTACCGTAAACGGCACAGCTAACCTGTACTATCAGCTTTACCAGAATGCCATACAAGGTAAAAACGAGTTCAATGCAATTGATATTCGATGGCAAGAGCATCCTGACTATACTGAAGAGTGGGCTAAGTCTATGAAAAGCTCTATGCCTGAGAGGTCATGGCTGCAAGAGTATGAGTGTGAGTTCTTGGGAACAGGTGACACTTTCGTAGACGGAAACACCCTAAGAAAACTATCCCACAACATCTCCGAAGAATTCTCAGAGAAGTTCACCAGAGCTTACAGAGTGTGGAAAGATCCAGAGCCCTATCACCAGTACGCATTGTCCGTAGATCCGGCATACGGTAGAGGAAGAGATAACACGGCTTTTCATATCATCGATTTGTATTCTGGTGAGCAGGTAGCCGAGTTTTGCTCTAACACTATTTCAGTAAAGAAGTTAGCAAAGGTAATCTACGACGAAGGAAATAGATATAACCTAGCCTACGTTATCATCGAGAGGAATGCTTTAGGCATTGTCTTGTTTGAGGAGCTATTCCACGAACTTGCCTACGAAAACATCTATATGGATGATAAAGGGCAGTTCGGAATCCAAACTACTAAAATTGAAAAGGAAAAAGCCCTTGCTCACATGGAGGATTCTCTACGCAGATCCCTAATCAAAGTAAACTCAAACAGATTAGTAGACGAATTAGGAACCTTTGTCGTAAAAGAAAATAAGATTGAAGCTGAAAAAGGCTATAATGATGACTTGGTGATGAGCTTGGCACTCGGATGTTATGCTATAAAAGATATTTTAGAAAACTCTCCGGTCACTCTAGATAAGAAAGAAGCCGAGCAGGAAAGTCTGGCTGAAAAGATATTTAGGTCGGAGTACCAGGACAAAACCGACCGAATGAAGGAATATCGTAAATGGGTTCTGAGCTAAACGACAAAGACGAACTGCTTGAAGAGAACTATACAGAGTTCCCAGGCGATCAAAACTACAACAATCGATCTGGTTTTGTAGGTGCTTTTGCTGCATTCTTCAAGAAGTTTCCAAAAATAGGGCAAAAGAAGAAAGGTCCTGGCAGACCTCCAAAGCTCCCTGAAGACCCGGAAGGAGATACCCAGTCAGTAGCGGGTGGAGACGTTTTTAACGCTGTAAATGACGCTGTAGGCGGCTACGGTCTTTCTGTGTCTCGATCTTCATACCGTTTGCCAGAACTAGAGCAAACTAGAAAGAGAAGATACAGGCAGTTTGAGAAGATGGATATGTTTCCTGAAATCAGTACTGCCTTTGATATTTATGCCGACGATGCCACCCAAGAAACCCTCAAAGGTGAGTCGTTTGAAATCAAAACTGAATCAGAGCTAGTAAAACGTGACATAGAAAATCTAATCGAGGTTACTGACCTTGATACCCTAATTTGGGATATTGTCAGAAACGTCGTTAAGTACGGTGATTGCTTCATAGAGAATATCGTAGATCTAAATAACAAAGATCTAGGAATCAGGAGACTAAAGGTTCTAAACCCAAACTACATTTATCGAGTAGAAAATAACTTTGGATACCTGCAAAAGTTCCTTCAAGAGATTCCTACAAAGGGAGGTCAGCAAGCAGAGTCAATTCCTTCTCTCCAAAAGGAAAGAGTTGTAGAACTTGCCAAGGACCAGATAGTACACTTTAGACGCAGAACTTCAGACGTAAACTTTTATCCTTACGGCAAAAGTATTGCAGCACCCGCAATTAGAGCATGGGAAAACCTCCGATATATGGAAGATGCCATGCTCATTTATCGTTTAGAGAGAGCCCCAGAAAGAAGAGTATTTTACATTGATGTTGGCAACTTGCCTACCACAAAGGTTGATAACTTCTTAGAAAAGGTAAAGGCAAGATTCAAGAAGCAACAAACCTATGACGCAAACACAGGAACAATCAACGAGCGTCACAATCCTCTAGCAGTAAATGAGGACTTCTTTGTCCCTATCAAGGGCGGACAAGGAACCAGAATCGATACTCTTCGTGGTGCTGAGAACCTAGGTGAAGTTGACGATGTTCGTTACTTCCGTGATAAGGTTCTAGCCGCTCTTAAAATACCAAAGGACTACATCGTAGAAAAGGATAAGTCTCCAGAAAGAAAGGCAAACCTTTCTCAGCTAGACGTTAAGTTCTCAAGAGCCGTCCATAGACTTCAGAAGGACATAGAGAAGGGTATCAATACTATTATAACCAGACACCTGCTACTTAGAGGCTACGATGAAATTAGCATCTCAAAAGTAAAGGTATCTCTTTGCTCACCTTCAGATATGCATGAAAAGCGTAAGCTGGAGTTGGATGAGTTTAAGCTGAGAATTGTACAAGGAATGAAAGGTCTACAAATGTTCGATGACCAGTTCCTATACGAAAACTATTTCGGACTAACAAAGGCAGAAGTTGGCGATATGCGAAACAGAATGAAAGATCAAGCCCAACGAGATTCCGAAATCATGCAAGCATCCCAACCTCCAATGGATGCAGGAATGGGAGGGGGAATGGCTCCTGGGGCAGCACCCGAGGGTCAAGAGCTACAAGGTCAAGCTCCAGAAGAGCAAGCTCCAGGAGGAGAACCTGAACAACAACAACCTGCGTAAAAATTACTATGGATACAAAAGATATTTTCTTGAATCGTGATAGATCCTTTATCAAGCTAACGGAGGCTGGGGACTATCTTGGTCGCGTTTTAAGAGAGAATCTAGTCATTTTTGATGTTGACTCATCAGATAACTCCGTAACTTACCTGAGCGAAAGCCAAAAGTTGGTAAGCTGTGACTACTCTCTTAACGAAAACGGTAAAGTTATTATTGATGTAGTCGCCGTTGGTGAAGCATCTGACATCTTTGATGACTCAAAAATTGATGCCCTTGTTTCTGAGGGTGTTTCTGAGTTTGTTAAAAACCTTTCAAACACCGAGTTTGACGAGGCAGACAAGAGCTTCGACTCAGTTCTCGATGCTTTCCGCATGAGAAACAGAATCAACGAAACTCGTTACGAACTTAACAACAAGCTATCAAGATTTACTGAGGATACTGTTGTCAGAGATACCACCGAGTTTGCCAAACTACATGAGCTAAAGGAAAAGATCGTTGAGTTTATGGACTCATCTTTCCAAGATCTTCACGAAAGTACCGATGTTGTTACAGCGGTAAGAATTGGCAATGCTATCCAAAAGACTACAAACGCTCCAAAGGAAGATTATGAGAGTATCGTAGGCAAGTCATTCACTGCCACTTCAAACGACTCTACTGATCTTTACGAAATGGTTTGCCGTCAAGAGTTAATCAGCAGAGAGATCATGGAATCAAAGAAGAACTTCTCTGATATCTGGGCTTCTCACACTGCAATGTCAGATCTAGCTTCATGCATTTTCTCAGACGAGGACACCATTCACAAGATGGTCATGGAAGCTATTCAGGAGATCCCTTATCTTGCCTTGGCGAGCAAGGGTAACATCTCTGACGCTCTAACTTCAATCTACGAGATCAACGGCACTGAGAACATTTCAAAGAAGAACATCAAGGAGTTCGTCTCTACTATCTTTGAAATTAAGAAGCCTGTTAAGACAAGAATTGTAGAAGGTCTCAACAGAAAGTACGGCATCAACATTAACAGCCTAAAGTTCGTTCCTTCTTTCGGTTCGCTAGCAGATCAGCACTCAGATCTCTTTGAATCTCTTTCAGAGCTAACTGATTCACCAGTCCTTGCAGAAACCTTTAAGGAGTTCTCAAACTTCATTAAGGGCAAGAAGGGTGTCGAAGTTCTTGAAGTAAATGACTTTATCCTAGAGTGTCTCTCCGAAGCTGGTATCGGCGTAGGTGGAGAAGAAGATTTTCTAACCGAAGCTTTCTCACTTCAAAACCTTAGCGAAGAAATCGTTGAGGAGGAAAAGAAGAAAAAGAAGGAAGAGGATAAGAAAAAGGAGGAAGAGGATAAGAAAAAGAAAGAAGACAAAAAAGAAGACGAGGACCTAGATCCTGTCGGAGAAGAAGACGAAGATGTCGATAACGACGGAGACGTTGATTCCTCAGACAAGTACCTCAAGAAGCGCAGAAAGGCTATTGGAAAAGCCATGAATGAAGCCGCTGAAGAGGAAGAGGTAGAGCAGCAAGAAGAAGAGGCTGCCGAAGAGGAAGATGTTCAAGACAGCGAAGAAGATGCTCCAATGGAAGAGCCTGTAGATGACGAAAAGCTCAAGTCCATGGTATCTGAGTTCGTAGATGCTCTTGAAGGTCTAGATCTCGATAAAATGAAAGACGCTGTTACTGAAGAAGAGGATGCCGAAGCTTCTGAAGAAGAACGCTAACCGTCTATATCTTGATAGCCCTGTTTAAGTAGGCTAATATAAGTTTCAGTCAAATCTCTTTGAATCATGCCTAGCTGGTCGATAACATCGACCAGCTTTTTTATTGCCTTCCAATTAACCTCACTTTCCTCTCCGAGACTTTTTATCTCTGAAGAGAGGAAATCAAACTCGTCCTTCTGCGCTTGCGTAAGAAGAGTTATTTTTGTTTTGATTTCGTCGTCTGATAGCATACTTTATTTACCTTAAATCCTAGTTTCTTGTAAGACCTTAATCTCTTTTTTGCGTGAGTTCTAAGTATTGGCTTGTTGTCGTAGAAATCATAAATGAACACCTTGCTCTTGCTATCATGGATTCTAAGACTCCTTCCCATAGCTTGTATGGTGGCTATGTCTGATTTCAGTCCTCTGGCATTTATAAAGTGAGTGATCTCTGGGATATCAATACCAGTCTGCATGATAACAGTGCCGATTAGTATCGATCCTCCTTTCTTAGTAAACTCTTTTATTGTTTTCTTTCTCTTGGAGATATCGTCCTTGCCTTGCAGAACTAAGGAGTCTGGAAGGATCTTAGAAAGTTCGTCGGCATGGGACAGGCTTTGAACTAGAATCAGAACCTTTCCACCAGAGTCGCAGGACTTCTGAGCTATCTTTCTAATTACTTCGTTTCTTTTCTCTCCGTTTGTAATGTACTCCGAATAAATCTCTTGATAGGACTTATAGTAATCATCGTTATCTGGATCATCGCCCAGATCAAACATTGTGATCTCTGCTTGCGATAAGAACCCTTTGTCCACAAGTGTAGATACGTCTACTTCAGAAACAACGGGTCCTAGAAACGATACTAGATTGAGAAGCTGGTATTCGTTGGTTGGAGGAGTAGCAGTAAACCCTATCCTAACCGATGCTTTTGGAAAGGACCTTGTGATTGCAGAGGTGACTTTGCCCTTAGAGAACTCATGAACTTCGTCAAACAAAATAAAGTCACTCTCTTTGACGTGGGTGTCAAGAATCTTGTCCACACTTTGGGCAGTGCATAAAGTGATTGGTTTGATATCCACTCCATCGCCAAAACAAACTCCCACATCAAACCCCAAACCTTTTAGAGTCTCGTAGGTCTGGATGAGAAGCTGTTTGCGGGTAAAGAAGATTACTCCAGTCTTGTCCTTTAAAGAGGAAAGAATAGATGCCATTATGAATGTTTTTCCTGCTCCAGTAGGAGCCTTCACTATACAGCCTCTTTTCTCCAAGGCAAGCTCAACCAAGGCTTGCTGGTACTCTCTCAACTCAATACCTTCTAAGTCCTCTGTTTCCAGGACGGGCTTGTCTCTATTATCGTCCACCTCAAACTCTAGTCCAAGATGGTTTAAGTCCTTGTAAATACTGTGCCTTAGACCAGTACCAAAGTTACCCTGTTTGTCTACAAAAGACTTATCTCCCGCATCTCCTCTATATTTATACTGAGGAGTGTACTGGTATCCAGGTGGTCTTCGCGTGTATTTCTTGACCAACGCGGATATCAGCTTAGTATCACTAGTCTCAATTTTAGAGAAAATATTCCCTAGAATTATTTTAATCACGAACTATTATAGTCGAGATATCATAAATTATTATGGATAATGCACCTAACGAAATTGAAGCCAAGCTAGAGCGTCTGCTAAAAAACGTACCACAGATGGAGTGGGTAGAGATCAAGCTTCCTACTGGAGCAGATGTTAAAATCAGACCTCTAACCTTCAATGACGAGAAGAACATCAAGACCGCTTTCACCTTGTCTCAGGACGAAAGCGAGCAAGTAATCAAGTACACCTTGAACGGATGTGTTGATGGAATAGATATTGATTCTATGGCTATCGTAGACAAGGACTATATGCTCTACAAGATCAGAGAGATCTCATACGGAAGCACTTATCCTCTGGAAGGTAAATGCGAGAACTGCAAAGCCTCAAACACTCTAAGGCTACAGCTATCATCCTTGCCCGTCAACTACGCCCCAGAAGATCAAAATCATACGGTAACACTTCCAGACTCAAAAGTACGAGCAACCTTTAGAATGCCTACCGTCAGCGAAGAGATCTTCATCGGCAGTCTAGAAAAGAGAATGGATAACCTTTCCAGATTCGTCGTAGACATTGATGGAGAAACCGATCAATCAGTAATCCACGCATTCCTGAGAAAGACCACCGTTAGAGATGTTGACGTTCTGCGGAAAGAGGTCTATAACTCTGAGCTAGGATTTGAGAAGGTTATTGTATACCGCTGCAAGGCGTGTGACAAAGAGAACAGAACTGTTCTAGCCATCAACGAGCATTTTTTCTCCGCGAGCTAAGAATGACCGTTTCAGAGGGTCTTCTTAGCGAAAGCTACGCTCTGGTCCACCATGTAGGTTTTGATATGCAGTCGGTCGGGCAGATGTCCAGAATCGAGAGATACGCATATTTAGATATGTTCAAAGCGGAAAAGGAAAGAGAAAAGGAAGCCATGGAAAAGATCACTAGTAAATAATATGACATGGCTCAACTTAATAACGTAGATGTAGTTCCACGCTTCAATCGCCCAACCGTAGAAAACAAGGCGATGTTGGAGCTATTTTACATTAACAATGGATCATATACCGATCCTTACCAGATTTCCGCAGTATACGTCTTTAGCGACACTACAGCCACAAGTGAAGAACTCACCTATGTCACCAACGGAAATCCAGAGCTATTAATAGACGGAAGCGCAACCTCAACCCGATACGGTCTAGTTGCGTCTGCTTACGAAAATCAAGCACTATTCGTATTTAAAAACGATGCACCAGAGACCACTGACTCTTCGTTTAACGTAACGGGTTTTGACGGTTCTATATCATCCCTTAGCGGGATCTATAAGGTAGGAACTGGACACTACGCTTGTGTTCTTGGTCCAGACGCTAGTTCTACAGACTCTAATGGTGGAGTCATCGCTAACGGAGCAAGTGCTGCTGGTAACTACTTCGATATCTGGACTGTAAAGAACTCAAACGGGGCTTCATATACAACCTATATCAACAGATTTTCCCTTTATCAGGATAAGATCTACGTTTCTACAGAGCCTCTAGGGATAACCGCTACCACGAAGCTAGTCAACAGCTACATCGAGTTGGACTCTAAGGTAAACCTAACCTTCCAAAATATGTTTACCATTAATAATCGAAACCAAGATTTCTCATTCAAGAATAACTTTAGGGAGTCGATTATATCCGATGCAGCCCTCAAGATAACGAAACTGAACGATGAGCCTCACTTGTCTTCTCGTTATGTTGTACAAGAGTTTAGCTCAACAAGCTCTGTCCTGACCACAGATTCAGCAGACACAGTTCTCTACAACTGGGATACTGCTGCGCTCAAGACAACTGCGTCTTCTGATGTGAACTTTGGTCCGCCAACTGGAGTGTACGAAGTGCAACTCAAGATGACCGTCTTGAACGAAACCATCTACAGTCCTAGATTCAAGGTTATTGTAAGGTAGACAGTTTAGCCATAGCAGACCAAGATCTGGAATAAGGTTCAAACCGCTTGTCAAAAAAGTATCGGATAACAGCCCTTTTCTTTGGATCGTCCAGGGTCTTCAACAAGTCTCCGAGATCTTTTCCGCCTGTCTTAGAGATTCTCTGTATTCCTTCTCGGTCAAGAACGTAAACATTTGATAGCTGTTTCGCTATGGATTCTGCTGCTCGGATTCCGGGAGCATCGAGGTCTGGGAATACATACACCTTGGCATACTTGCTTAGTTCCTCCTTCAGGTCAGAACTCATGGAAGCCCCGTTTAGAGCGTAGAAGGAGAAGGGACCCAAGGAGTAGAAACAAGAGAGAGCGTCCAGACTTGATTCAGTCAAGACAGCAATCTTTTCTCCGGGGTTTATTCTTGTCACCTTGTCCAGAGAGCCGGAGACATCCGTGCCGAGATCCTCTAGAGCATACTTCTCGGAGAAGTTCAAATACTTCATGCCAAACTTACCAGTCATGTCCTTGGCAGAGAAGTTTGTGAACTCAGATCCTACATCTTGTGTAGGTATAATCAATCTACCGTAAAACCTACCAGATGTAGCGTACATCATCCCCTCGTATGGGATTCCTCTGGAACGTAGCTCCATGCAACTCTTATACGCCAAAGGATCAGTCACAATACTGGACACGTCTATTTCCTTGAGACCGTAGCCCTCTACAATCTTCTTGTGCAGACTGACCTGAGGCTTGACCTTAGCACTTCTTGCATAGTCGCTATAGATCCCTTTCTGGCAAAGCCTCTCCATGTCACTGAGGATGTGACCTCTGATCTCTCCGAAGATCATCTTCTGGGCTTCTTTGTATCCGATGCCCTCAAACGCTGCTACGAAGGATACAAAGTTCCCCTTTCTGCCGCTCACAAAGTCCTGCCAGAGACCAGTCTCCTTGTTGATGGAGAGCTTGAATTTGTAGTCATCAAAGAAGGGGGAGTTGACCATGAACTCATATTCAGTTTCCTTATAATCCTCAAATCTACCGTACAGGTAGTCTTTGATATACTCAGGAGGCATCGAAATGTTCATAAATAGGGTATCCCCGTCAAAAATTAAAGTCTACAAAGATTGCAAGTTAAAGTATAAACTAAAATATATCGACCGTCTGCCAGACGATTACAATGACTCAACTAACACCGACGCTCTTCAATTCGGAACTTACATTCACGAAATCTTTGAGCATGGTTCTGAGCTAGAAACTCTAGAAGAGCTAAAGGATCTAGCCAAAGACCTCAGAGACAAGTACAAGTTCGGAAAGGAAAAAGAAAAGTTGATTGACGAAAGTGTCGAAAACTTCTTTCACTGGAACAAGGCTCTGACCGCTGAGACAGTCGGCAAGGAGCTAGTGTTCGGAGTTGAACACAAGTCCTACGAACTCAATGGTATTATAGACCGTGTGCTGAGAAGTCCTGAGGGAAAATATCTGGTCATCGACTACAAAACCAGCAAAAGACCTCTAACAAAACGTCAGCTATACACAGACGATCAGCTTATCATGTACGCAGCAGCAATCAGCAAGCTGTACGATGTCAGCCCGTCAAATATCACTCTAGGGCATTATTATCCGCACCTAGACAAGTTCGTTAGTATCGTCTATCCGGCTTCCGTGGTCAACGGGTATCTGAACAACAGCCTGGATAGGAAGATCTGGGACATCAGGAAGAGGAAGAAGCACCAGTTCCCAGCGGAGAAAAACAAGTTCTGCGATTGGTGCGGATATAGAGATATCTGTCCAGCCTTCACAGGCAAGAAGAGCCTCCTAGAGGAAGCTATCGCTAATCATAAATCAAAGGATAATAAAGAGTAATATCTATTACCTCAAAAAACCTCTGAACTACAGCGTCAGAATACTTATGGGTCTTGGTGAGAAACTTCACTAAGACCTTTTTTTGTATAGGTTTTTGGTACTCAAAAGCATTAAGTAGCTTTTCCTGAAATAACTCAATAAAATGACTAGAGAAAACGTGCTTATGCTTATCTTTAAATTTTAGGCTTAAAGCATAAGATACCTGATCTAAAAACTCGTAAACTTCAGTATTGTATTCCAATATTTATATCCCCCCACCCGCCCTGATTACAGTCTGACTATATACATAATATAAGAGATTTATGATAAGAAAACTTGTAGGCATCGCTAAGGAGATAAAAGCTAACATCCTTCAAAAAAGCAAAGTCCTTAGAAAAATCAGAAAAGTAGACCCTACTGAGGGTATATCCCCGGTATACACTTTCTACTACCGAGGGGCTAAATCTGAAGATCAATTTCCCATAATCTTGCTGGTTGAAAGGAGAGGTTCCCCCAGCCTAAGGTTTAAATACCCTAAATTTCAGCAACATTCTCTAGGTTTCAAGAAGCCAATCCCCAGCAAAGCTAAAGGAGAAACCTATATAGCTGGATTACTACTAGATACTTTGTCTCCTTCCTTGGCTACTACACTGGTTGAGAGGTTTAAGAATGTACCGATAATCCCTTTAGAAGCAGCACTAAGAATAACTCAGCTAACCAAGCAAAACTACAGGGTATATGACACCAGAAAGATTAGAAGATTTTCAGTCATTGACCCAGAGGATTTCATCCTGAACCTAGACTTCAACCTAGACGGTGTAGTAGACGATAAAGACTTTAGAACCTTCAGATAATTTATGGCTATTCTCGGCAACATAACAGAGCTTGTAAATGAGCTTGGCAAAACTGTCAATGCTCTCGGAGAGTTTAGAAAAAGTTTTGAGGACATAAATCGGGTTGCTGCTCAAACTGGCAGAGACGATCTCATCTCCAGAGGTGCTTTCATTGACCAGTTTAAAGATACTGGTGCAAGCTTTAAAGAAGCGACGGGGATTTTCAAGCAATCCCTTAATGTTGGGGTAGCTGGTAATTCCGCCAACCTAGAACTGATAACGGATATCAGTAGGTTGGGTCTGAATGTCGGTGCTTTCTCAGAGATCCTAGCAACTACTCAACAAGTCTTCGGTCTTAATGCCGAGGCAAGTATTGCGTTTACTGAGGCAGTTGTCGGTGCGGGAAGGCAGTTTAACATTGCTGGAGATAAGTTCGCAGAACTGGTAAAGGGTCTTCAGCAGACTCTTGCAAACGTATCTGTCCAGTTCCGAGGAGACGCATTTAAATCATTCTCAGACGCTGCGACTACATTGGCTGGTAGCATTGGTCCTACCGCTATTGGAGGTATTCAGACAATACTTTCAAAGGTAACAGGAACCACACAAGATAGTTTTGCAAGACTAGCCCTCCTTGGTGTAGATCCTGGTGCTGTTGGTAGAGTTGCCGCTGGAGGTGATACTCAAGCCACTCTAGCCGCCATCACAGATGTTGCTCAAGCTGCTGTAACTCTCGCAGAACAGTTTGGAGTCGGAGGTCCAAATGCAGACCCAAGATTGCTTGGTGAGTTTACGAAACTTACTGGGTTCACCGCTCAAGACCTGTTGATCTCGGAGAAGATTCTTGAATCCAGCAATATGGGATTTGAGGCTTTGAACGAACAGGCTGCCGAAGAAGGGAGAAGATCTCAAAGAAGTAGAGATCTTACAGAGGCGTTCAACAGACTCGTGTTTAATTTGCAGGATAGATTGTTCACTTTCTTTGAAGGTCTTACTGGAGGAAGTGAAGCGTTCGCTGAGAAACTATCTGGCTTTGGAGATCAATTCCTAAATGCCATAGGAGCTACGGAAGAAAACTTCAGAGCCTTAGGACAAAACATTAGAACGTTTATCGAAGGAGACGGATTCGGAAAACTAACGGCAAATATTATTGATGTCACGGAAACGATTGTGGATCAGACTGTGGCGACCTTTAAAGGTATTGCAGATATCACGAAAACGTTTGTGAAGGAGACTGTGACGTCCATTAAAGATTTTGCAGTGTCTGTAGACGATTTTGTCCAAGACATGGGCGGTTACTCACGGTCTATTGATACTGCTTTAGGTATTGCACTGGGACCTATTCACAAATCTCAAGCAGAATGGGAAAAAGAAGAAGAGGAGCAAAAACAGATTAACAAGATATACCTCGAAGGACTAATTCAAGAACTTATGACAAGAGAACAAGAACTAATAGACAAAAGACTACGAGAACTAGAAGCCCAACGATCTCGGGAAGAAAGTGAGAAGTTATTACAGCAGCTTGTTGTTTTGATCGAAAAACAGGGTATGGCTGCTGCGAGTCAAGCAGTGAAAGCTGGAATATACACTCAGAATCAACTAAGGGCTGCCCAAATAAGGCTAGACCCAGACTATGTACGTATAGTGGGAGTCGGAGAATAGTGATGCCTGTGCGTATCAGATTAAAAAATGGCATTTTTTAAAGAATTAGTAGGAGATTCAGGGGGTTCGTTACTTTATAACGTCTTGAATCCTTTTCTACCAGACGGCAGCGATGTTGTGCTGGATGATGCTGGTTTGCAGAATAGTTTTGGGGCTCCTAAGTTTGAACACGCTCTAGAGGAAAGAGGATTTATTCGATTCACTTACCCCGAATACATGAAAGAGCATAACGAAAACATAGGAAAAGTCACAGGGGTTGTTGCAGCCCCTATTTCTACTCTGTCTCAGTTCTTCGGAGGTCCGCCTATCGAACTGAAACTTCCTGAAAACAATTCCATAACCAGAAAACTTCCATTCTTTGAGAATCCTCAAATAACTGAGAGACGCACGGCAAACTACGCCAACACAAACGTCTTCTTGAGAAATGAACCAGTTAGGCTTTATACGGGGTCGGGTCCAAGAAGGATAAATCTTAAGCTAACTTACACCCTTCCGCATATAGCCCAGTTTTTAGGAAACTACTTGAATAATCCGGCTATCTTAACCCCTGAAGAAAGCCTAGATTTGCAAGCTATAAAACGACAAGTCTCCGAGCTTCTAAAAAAGCAGTCAGGCATGGGGGGTGGAGGAATAGGTCCTGCACCAAACCCTAAGTACGCAGGTAATGGAACGGTCGTATCTAGGAGCGGTAAACTTGTAGGATTATCTGAAACTATAATCAGGACCGATGGAGATAATAATCCCGGCGATGGTCCTAGAATGCCTTCCCATAGAAACGTTCAGTTAAAGGGGGCTGATAATCAGTTCTACTTCAATGCTCAAGTCCTTTTCAACGAATATCATGTAGAGCTTACTCACATTATTGAGTATATGTTGAACGTTGCCAGAAGTTCCGTTATAGGCACTGTTCAATCATTGGAAAAATTTGGTCCTCCCGTAGGTCGCCTAAACATGGGTATCGTTTATAACGATATGCCTGTGATCGTTAAAGATTATAGAATCAATTTTGACTACGCTAATGGAATGGATCATGCATCACTATTCAGTAGGGTGATTACCATCGACCTGACTCTTGAGGAGTTCAGACAAGACAAGGGTCTTCTACACGGACCTGACAACGACACACCACTCCAAGGGTGGGACACACTCTTTAAAGGTATTAGATAATGGCTGCCTATTCAGATAAGTCACGATACAACCTACAAGGATCGAATAGAGTGATCCACAAAGGAAAAGAGATCAAAGATGTAACATCTTCTGATCGTTACAACGTATTCGTTCAAAATCTACCTAATGTCCAAGGCAGGTTAGCTCAGGTGTCTCTGCAATTTGAAGCTAGACCAGATCTTATCTCTTACGCGGCTTACGGGACGGCGGCTTATTGGTGGTTAATTATGTTAGCAAATAATATTTCAGATCCTGAAGAAGATTTGACTGTAGGAAAGATAATAAAAATCCCTAGTATATCGTAATGGAGGCTTATGTAGATAATAAACCTGCGTTTGTGTTGCTGTCTTCTTCTCTTGACGAAATCAAAACTTTTGGAGACCCTCGCTACACAGACCCCTTTGACCTTGAGAATACTCTTATAGATTTTGAGTATTCTTTTGGCAATGGTAAGTATCAAGCTACATTTACTCTCATTAACCCTAGCGAGCAAGCAGAGAAACAACTTCTATCCCTGTATAACCTAATTTACGCTAAGGACAATCCTAATATCACTATTAGTAATCCTTCCATAGGCAATATAAAGTTTTATTTTAGTTGGGGGTACACTACGGAGTCCATGTCAACTCCGAGAGCAGGAATTTTAGGAAGCGTTAATTACTCGCTTACGGCAAGCAACGAAAGAGTGATATCTTTCACGCTTCTGGATTCAATATCTTTTAATGAAATACAGGATGATAAAAGACCCGGACCAGTTCAGATTGTGGTCAAGAAAGGTTTGTACAAGGAGGCTGGAACAGGCACTCTTCCTGACACTCCGTTAGACTTCCCCGAAAGTGCCAGCGTAGATATTCTCAGACCTTCAGAGGTTATACCAGTTCTTCTGAAAGACTTCCTGGCTCAGTACAGAGGCGATGTTTTCCCTTACATCAAAGCTGCTTCTGTTATGGAGAAGCTTGATAGAATATACGATGATTTGGTAATTCGTCTGAAAGCTCAAGAACTACAAGATAACGATATTTTAGTTGGCTTAGAAGGAGGTGTCTCTGTCACCCCATATAAACAACAGGCTTGGGAGATCTTAGGTAGATCTCTCGGAATGCCTGTCACGATAAACACCAAAACTATAAGCACGGGAAACAAAAATACGGACGTAAAGATTAATGACGATGGGAATACGCTAGGTGAACTAGATCCAAGGATTAACCTGTATGAAACTTTTACTTCTAACGATGACTTCATTTTAAATGAAGGGTCTAGAGTTTACAGCGCATTAGATGGGAGCGATCATGTATGTCTGCTGTCTGATGTTTATGAGGCAATATCCCAAAATAGAGAAGTATCTGATATTTTTTCAATACCTATAAAAACGGGTTTTGGAGTTGAGACGGACACTGGCTTTACGGTAGGAGATTTATTTTCGCAGACCAGAGAGAATGTTGAATTACTCGTAGGAAGGAGATATGTGTTCTTGCCGGAAGGATTGAAATCAAAATGTACCGTTCCTAATTTAGTAACCAGTAAAAACACAGCACCTCCAAGCGGAATAGGTTTAGAGACTACTGACAGATTCTTCAATACAAAAGGTTCCGGTTTGGACAATCCGACTATTGTACTGAAAGACTATGATAGAGACTATTTGCTCATTGGAGCAATAATCGAAAGAGCTTTACAAGGGATACCTTCAAATACTCCGTCTAACGATGATAGCAATCAAGAAGCAGGACAAGAAGAGGTAAGAAAACAAGCGTACATACAACTATCTAAAACCTCAACCTTGGATTACAGATTAGTTCTAGACGGTCTAATAAGTAAGATCAACGAGGTCATACTAGCCGCCGCACAAGAAAAAGACGAGCTTCTTACGGTAGAGTCTATTCCCGTAAGTGAACTTTCAGAAGAAGAAAAAAATAAAGTACTATTACAGTTACAAAAAGAGTCTATTCAAGATGATAAACATCTGTTCATTATAGGTTCTGACAAAGAACTAGATGATCTCTTTAGAGAATCATCAGGGGATGAAAACACCGTCGAGTTAGGAGAGATAAACTCCTTTCCACAGTTATACGATGGAGTTCCAGAGATTCAAGGAGTTGAGTTAGGTACTAATGGAGTCCTAAAACTGACTGTAGGTTTTGATGACTCTATTGTCTCTGATATGTCCATAAACTCTGACATCAAGATTCCTATAGTTATGGCTGGGTCCATGATCCAATCTTTGCAAGATATCCGTAACGTGTTTACTGATTCTGGTTTGGTAAAAGATGATTTCTTGGTATCCGCGCTCGTATTGGGTGGCACGCCTGAGCGTTTTGATTTGGTTTTTGCGGCTCAAAGATATAATGAGAATCAACTATCTTTAAAAGAGTTTTTAGAAACAGCAAAACTATTTATCGCAAGCAATAAGAAAGTATCGGACTCTGGCGTTATTCCC